TGGAACGCTGATATTAAAAACAGTAGTGTAATAACTCAAGGAAACTTTCAATGGGTTAATGGTGTTAAAGATACTACAGTTCTTTTTAGCCCTACTAATAATGGTAGATTTTTTATATCATGGGTGCCGCAAAGTCATTTACAAAATAATGTAATATCTAAAAACGGTAGAAAACACCCTGGCAACGAACACATGGGCGCTTTTGGTTGTGACAGTTATGACATATCAGGCACTGTAGATAGAAGAGGATCTAATGGAGCATTGCACGGTTTGACTAAGTTTAGCATGGAAAACCATCCACCAAATCATTTTTTCTTAGAATATATAGCAAGACCTGCTACGGCAGAAATATTTTTTGAAGATGTTTTAATGGCTTGTATATTTTATGGCATGCCAATACTTGCAGAAAATAATAAACCTAGATTATTATATTATTTTAAAAGAAGAGGTTATAGAGGTTATTCTATGAATAGACCAGATAAAGTATATAATAAATTATCTGTAACAGAAAGAGAAATAGGTGGTATACCAAATTCTAGTGAAGATATAAAGCAAGCTCACGCTGCTGCAATAGAATCTTATATACAAGATCATATAGGTTTAAACTCTAATAATGAATATGGAGATTTATATTTTCAAAGAACGCTAGAGGATTGGGCTAAATTTAATATAAATAACAGGACAATTCATGATGCCTCTATTAGTTCAGGGCTAGCTATTATGGCTTGTAATAAAAATAAATATAGACCTGTACCTAAAAAGGTTATTACTCAATATGATTTAGGTATAAAAAGATTTGACAATAAAGGTGATGTTTCAAAAATAATACGATAAATGAATATAAACTATAATAGTAATAGCACGTTTCCCGATCAGGTAGTACCTATGGAGGAAAAGATGTCTTGGAAGTATGGAAAGCAAGTTGCTGATGCTATACAGTCAGAATGGTTTGCTCAAGGAAGAACTAATGGTAATAGATATTTAACTAGTTTTAATAATTTTCACAATAGAAGATTATATGCTAGAGGTGAACAACCCGTACAAAAATACAAAGATGAATTATCTATCAATGGTGATTTATCTTATTTAAATTTAGACTGGAAGCCAGTACCAATATTATCTAAATTTGTAGATATATTAGCTAACGGTATATCAGCTAAAGATTATGACATTAAAGCTTATGCTCAAGACCCTGAGTCTATAAAAAAAAGAACAAAATATGCAGAAGGTTTAGCTAAAGATATGTTTGCTATGGAAATACAGCAACAAGTTAAAGCTTCTACAGGTGTAGATATTTCTAATACAAATATACCGCCAGAAAATTTACCTAAAACTATTGAAGAAATGGAATTGCATTTGCAGTTGTCATACAAACAATCAATAGAAATAGCAGAAGAAGAAGCTATTAGTCAAGTCTTAGCTCAAAATAAATTTGAATTATTAAAACGTAGAATAAATCTAGATTTAGTTACATTAGGTATTGCCGCGGCTAAAACCTGTTTTAATCCTTCAAATGGTATAACTTTAGACTATGTAGATCCAGCTTATATGATTTATTCATATACAGAAGATCCAAACTTTGAAGATGTTTATTACGTAGGAGAAGTTAAAGCAATGACAATACCAGAGGTTAAAAAACTTTTTCCTAAAATGTCAAATGAGGAATTAGCAAAACTTCAAAAATATAATAGCAGTAACAACTTTATATATGGCAACGGTGCGTATGATGGAAATACTGTTCAAGTTTTATTTTTTGAATACAAATCTTATATGGATCAAGTGTTTAAATTAAAACAAACTGATACAGGTTTAGAAAAAATATTAGAAAAAACCGATACTTTTGATCCCTCCACCGTCTGATTCTTTTTCTAGAGTAAGTAGAAGTATAGAGGTATTATTTGAAGGTGTTAAAGTTTTAGGTACAGATGTATTGTTAAAATGGGAATTATCAGAGAACATGACAAGACCTATGGCTGATACAACTAAGGTAGAAATGAATTATGCCATATCCGCGCCAAGAATGTATAAAGGTAGAATAGAATCTTTAGTTACTAAGACTATGGGTTTTGCAGACATGATTCAATTAACTCATTTAAAACTACAACAAGTATTATCTAGGATGGTACCAGATGGTGTATTTTTAGATATGGATGGTTTAGCTGAAGTTGATCTTGGTAACGGTACTAATTATAATCCTGCTGAAGCTTTAAACATGTACTTCCAAACAGGTTCTGTTGTAGGTAGATCACTAACACAAGACGGTGAATTAAACAGAGGTAAAGTACCTGTTCAAGAATTATCATCTTCTGCTGGTCAAGCAAAAATAAGTGCTTTAATATCTACATACAATTATTATTTACAAATGATAAGAGATGTAACTGGATTAAGTGAAGCCAGAGATGGTAGTTTACCGGATAAAGATACGTTAGTTGGCTTACAAAAAATTGCAGCTCAGCAATCAAACATTGCAACAAAACATATTAATAATGCTAGTTTATTTTTAAGTTTAAGATTATGTGAAAACATATCTAAAAAATTAGCTGATGTATTAAACAATCCTTTAACAGCTAACGCTTTGATGGAAAGTATTTCGGTTTACAATACACAAACATTAAATGAAATTAAAAACTTATCTCTTCATGATTTTGGTATATTCTTAGAATTAGAACCAGATGAAGAAGAAAAAGCTAAGTTAGAACAAAACATACAAGTTGCTTTACAAGCTGGTGGCATAGAATTAGAAGATGCTATAGATTTAAGACAAATTAAAAATCTAAAGCTTGCTAATCAAATGCTTAAACAAAGACGTAGATTAAAGCAAGAAAGAGATCAGAAGGTACAACAAGCAAATATGCAAGCTCAAGCTGCTGCAAATGCTCAGTTAGCTGAAAAAACAGCTATGGCTGAAGTTCAAAAGCAACAAGTATTAACTGAACAAAAAGTTAACATAGAACAAGCTAAGTCACAGTTTGAAATACAAAGAATGCAAACTGAAGCTGAAATAAAGCGTATGCTTATGGCTGAAGAATTTAACTATAATGTTGAGTTAACTAGAGCGCAAAGACAGACAGAGTCTTTAAAAGAAAAAGAAATAGAAGATAGAAAAGATAAAAGAATCAAAATGGAGGGTACTCAACAAAGTGAGATGATACAACAACGTCAAACTGATGGACCACCTAAAAACTTTGAATCAAGCAATGATAGCATAGGAGATTTTGGATTAGAAGCTTTTTCTCCTAAATAATTACTAATTTTATAATATTATATTATGTCAACACAAACAAAAACAGATGAGCCTGTTAAACAGGAAGGTGACTTTAAATTGAAACCAAAAAAGAAAATGCCTAAAAAATTAGGTGTTACTAACAACGATCCAATTAAAGTTGATTTAACTAAACCAGAAGCAACAGGGGAAATAATCCCTAGTGTTACAAAGGTTACAATACCTAAAGAAGATGCCATTTCAAAGCAAGAAACAGGAGAACTACTTGAAGATCAACGAACCGGAGATATACAAAAGGTGGATGAACAAGTACGGCCCAGCGAAAGTGTGGAAGTACAAGAACCCAAACAAGAGGATTCTGTCGTTGAACTTGAAGAAATAACAGAACAACAAGAAACAGAGGTTAAAGAAATTAAACAAGAAATTGCTGAAGCAAAAAGAGATGAGCAAGTTCTTGGTAAAGCTTTACCTAAAAATATAGAGAAGCTAGTAACTTTTATGGAAGATACTGGTGGAACAGTAGAAGATTATGTAAGATTAAATCATGATTACAATAAAACTGATGATGTAACTTTACTTAATGAATACTACAAACAAACAAAACCTCATTTAAACTCAGAGGAAATTGCTTTCTTAATGGAAGATAATTTTAACTTTGACGAAGAGGTTGATGAAGCTAGAGATGTAAGAAAGAAAAAACTAGCTTTTAAAGAAGAAGTTGCAAAAGCACGTAAAGAATTAGACGTTCTTAAGGATAAATATTATCAGGAAATCAAGTTGAGACCCGGTATATCTCAAGAACAAAAAAAGGCTACGGATTTTTTCAACCGATACAATGAGCAACAAGAGGTGATGCAGAATAACCACCAGGATTTTAAAAAGAAAACTGACGAATTGTTTAATGTCGAATTTCAAGGGTTTGATTTCGATTTAGGACAAAAAAAGTTTAGATATAAAATTTCTAATCCTAAACAAGTTGGTGAAACACAAGCTGACATTAGTAAATTTATAAATAAATATACTGATGACAAAGGTGTTATCACTGATACACAAGGTTATCATAAATCGCTTTACGCTGCAATGAATGCTGATAAAATTGCTAATCATTTTTACGAACAAGGTAAGGCTGATGGTGTAAAAACTATAGTCGACAGTTCTAAAAATATCACAAATGAAAAGCCAAGGCAAGTTGCCGACGGAAACGTTTTCGTAAACGGATTAAAAGTAAAATCAATTAGTGGATTGGATTCAACAAAACTAAGAATAAAAACTAAAAAATTTAACTAACTTTTAAAAATTAAAAATTATGGCTTTAAGTCCACAGTTTGGAAGTATTATACCTTCTCAAGCTCAATCAGTTCTTGCTAGCAATTACCTTCAATTTGACGGTGCTGGCGCGAACTCAAATAACTTTGCTCAACAATACCTACCGGAATTGTATGAACAAGAAGTAGAAAGATATGGTAACAGAACGTTATCAGGATTTTTACGTATGGTAGGCGCTGAAATGCCTATGACTTCAGATCAAGTTATATGGTCTGAACAAAATAGATTACATATTGCATACAATAACTGTACGTCTGCATCTGCTGCTGGAACAATTACTATTCCTGTAACTGCTGCAAATGCTGCTAACCCTATTATAAATGTAATATCTCCAGGATCAACAATTGTTGTAATGGATAACTTTGGAAACGAAGCAAAATGTTTTGTTAGAATATCTGACACAGCCTTAGCTGGTGGTGGTGGTAACCCAGGACAGTTAACTGTAGAGCCTTATGGTTTTGCTAACTTAGTTGCTGCTGGAATTGCTGATGGTGCTTCTAAGAAAATATTTGTTTACGGTTCTGAATTTCAAAAAGGAACATCAACTGCTAACGCTCCTGTAGGTGCTAACACTTACGCTGCTGTTAACAATCCACAAGTAACGGTTACTCCTAATTTTACTCAATTTTCTAACTCTCCTATTATCCTTAGAAGTACTTATACTATCAATGGTTCTGACACGGCTCAGATCGGTTGGGTAGAAGTTTCTACTGAAGATGGTACTGGAGGTTATTTATGGTACTTAAAAGCTGAGTCTGAAACTAGACTTAGATTTGAAGATTA